ATTAAAGATAAAGTTCAAAAGATAAAATTAAATTTACAACCTGTTGAAGGTGTAAAAACTAATGAAGAAACTACTTCAGTATACTTAGATTATGATACTTTACCTGATAAAGAATTTTTTAAAAAGTATGGCATCTCAAGAAAAGAATTTGCAAAAGATGACAGACGCCCAGGACCTAGATATACTAAAAAAGATGAAGCAACAGGAACATTTATTGGTGGCCATCAAGGAACAGCAGACTTTGAACCAGATGACACAGAGAGAGATAATCCAGATACAGACTATGGCGAATACTGGCACAAAGCAAGAGAAGATGTAAAAAGTTTAAATAAATTAGGTTTAACAGGATTAATAGCAGAACTATATGAAAAATTGGACCAAGCAGGAGCATATAGTAAAGATATGAAGTTGCATTCTTATAGTGAAGGCAAAATGAGCGACATCGATCTAGATCTAAAACAATTATCAGATAAAGAATTCGAAAAGAAATATAGTAAATCAAAAGAAGAACTGAAAAAAAGTTTAGGTGAACAAGAACCTGTTGATCAATCAAAGATTTCACAAAGAGCTAATCAACTTCGAAGATTTACTGGCCAACAATCTCAAGGGCAACAGGTTGCAAAAGGATTTGAAAAATTAGGACAAGGTAAACAACTTCCACCTAATCTTATAAAACATTTGGTTCCATACGCACAATCACTTACAAAAATATTAACTGATCCTCAATTATTCAATAAATTTAGAATGCTACTTCAACAAGCTAATAAAACACAAGTTCAGGCAGAAAAACGAGGGGTTGATCCTAATGTTGATGTTCCAAAAGATCATGAATATGGACCATCAAGTAGAAAAAGACCTAAAGGTAAAGCAGGTTATACATCCTCAGATAACGCCAGAACAACACATTTAAAAACAATTAAAAAATATGCAAAGAAAAAACGTAGACAAGGTGATAAAATTAGTATAGAAGCAAAAAATAAATTACTTGACATAGGTAAAGCTATACGTGAAAAAGCACAAAAGCAAGGTATTCAACCTGCGGCTTTCTTAGGATACCTAGTTGCAAAAGATCCAAAGAAATATGGATCATTAGCAAAACTAGAAAGCATTATCAATGGTAAATCATAATGAGAATACATGAAATAATAGTTGAAGACCAAAAAACATCAGATATCCAAGCGGCATACTGGAGAAAAAACAATCCAATTGGACAAAACTATATGAAACCAGATGATTATGATAGTGATGCCCCAGGAACACATATTATTATGGATCACCCAACCTCAATACATTTTTATAAAATACTAGCAAAAAATTATGATGAAGCATTTGACTTATGGTTAGATTCAAAAGGTACAGATCCAAAAGATTCAGAATATTATGCTGGTTCAAAAGATTATTCTAGTGAACATCATTATTGGGGGAGAATTGCTCAAGAAGATCAAGAAGATGAAGAATGAGAATTAAATTCCCTTTCATTAAAGAAGTAATGACTGACGTAGACATACAAAAGAAAAAACCACAATCAGCTGGATCACGTGGATTAAAACATGTAAGAAAAAAAATATTCAACGAAGGACGACTGGTACTAAAACGTCGTGACATAGATCAATATCTAATGAGTGCAATAGAAGAAATAGCAAACTACTCTAAATCATATCCAGGTATTATTGCCAGAATTTACACAGCACTAACTGGTAACAAAACCACTTATAATCCAAAAACTGATTCATATATCATAGACAAAAGATAGTTTATCTGTTATAATTTATATTGTTATAACAAGGAGACAATATGCCGGCAAAAATATTTGACGCTGACTCAACAGCGAAACTTAAAAGACTAATAGAAGAAGGTATGCAAGTTAAACAAGAAGTTTCTGACTTGAATGCAGGATTACGTGAAACAGTTAAAGCATTATCTGAAGAACTAGAAATTAAACCAGCAATGCTAAACAAAGCAATTAGTGTGGCGTTCAAAGCAGGTTTACATGACGAACAAACAAAACTTGAGGAATTAGAAACAATTTTAGCAACAGTTGGTAAAACTGCTTAATAAAATATGAGTTATGTAGATGCATATTTTGATAGAGAACGAGATCAACTTTATGTAGTCGAACGTGTAAATGGAAAACGAGAGTACACAGACTATCCTGCTCGTTATGTGTTTTATTATGAAGACGTTAAAGGTAAACATAGATCAATTTATAATACACCAGTAAGTAGAGTTAGTACTAAACAAAATAAAGACTTTCAAAAAGAACTTGCAATTCATAAAGGTAAACAAATTTATGAAGCAGACATAAATCCTATATTTAGATGTCTCGAAGATCACTACATTGATCGAAATGCTCCAAATATGCATATATGCTTTTTTGACATTGAAGTTGACTTTGATCCTACAAAAGGATTCTCAAAACCAGCCGATCCTTTTATGCCAATTACATCAATTTCTTGTTATCTTGAATGGACAAAACAACTAATAACAATCGCTGTGCCTCCAAAGACACTTACAATAGATGAAGCAAAAGACACAGTAAAAGAATTTGACAACACATACATTGTCGAAAACGAAGCAGAACTTCTACAAACATTCTTAGGAGTAATAGAAGATGCTGACATATTGAGTGGTTGGAATTCAGAAGGTTATGACATACCATATACTGTTAACAGAATTATTAAAGTATTAAGCAAAGATGATGCTCGTAAAATGTGTTTATGGAGTCTACTACCACGCAAAAGAAAGTTTGAACGTTTTGGCAACGAAGAAGTTACATATGATTTAATTGGTCGTGTACATTTAGACTATATGCAACTATACAGAAAATACACATATGAAGAAAGACATTCATTTAGTTTAGATGCAATTTCAGTTCATGAACTAGGTGAAGAAAAAACATTATACGAAGGAACATTAGACTCATTATACAACAACGACTTTAAAACGTTTATTGAATACAATAGACAAGATGTTATGCTGATTTCTAAACTTAATGACAAATTAAAATTTATCGATTTAGCAAATGAATTAGCACATGCAAATACTGTTTTACTACAAACTACAATGGGTGCTGTAGCAGTTACAGAACAAGCAATAATTAATGAAACACATAAACGTGGCATGGTAGTTCCAAACAGACCACATCGTGAACCACATTCAACATCAGCGGCAGTTGGTGCCTATGTTGCTCACCCACAAAAGGGATTGCATGATTACATTGGCTCAATTGATATTAATTCACTATACCCATCTATTATTAGAGCATTAAACATGGGACCAGAAACTATTGTTGGACAAATAAAACAAGATGCTACAACTAAAATGATTGAAGAACGCATACAGTTTGACAAAAAGACTCCAGCCTCAGCATGGGAAGGTGAATTTGCAACTGTTGAATACACAGAAATTATGCGTAAAAATAGAGCATTCAATTGTACAGTAGAATGGACTAATGGTACAGAAACTACACATACTGCCGCAGAATTGTATGGTATGATATTTGAAAACAATTCTAAATGGGGTGTATCTGCTAATGGTACAATATTCACATATGAATTTGAAGCAATCATTCCAGGTCTTTTAGAAAAATGGTTTTCTGAACGAAAACAAATGCAAGATAAATTACGTGAAGCCATACAAGCTAGAAATAAAGTTGAACAAACATTTTGGGATAAAAGACAATTAGTTAAAAAAATTAACTTAAACAGTTTATATGGTGCTCTGTTACATCCAGGTTGTAGATTTTTTGATTTAAGGCTAGGACAATCAATTACATTAACAGGTAGAACTATTACAAAACACATGGCGGCAAAAACAAATGAAATTATTATAGGTGAATATAACCATCGTGGTACTGGTATAATATATGGAGATACAGATTCTGTATACTTTTCAGCATACCCAATGGTTAAAGAAGAAGTTGAAGCAGGAAAGATGTCATGGACTAAAGAGTCTTGCGTAGAGTTATATGATAAAATTGCAGATGAAGTTAACAAATCATTTCCAAGATTTATGTATGAGGCATTCCATGCACCAGAAAGCAAAGGTAGAATCATTAAAGGTGGTCGAGAAATGGTTGCTTCTAAAGGTTTGTTTATTACTAAAAAACGTTATGCAGTATTAATTTATGATTTAGAAGGAACTAGACAAGATAAAGTTGAAGGCACTTGGAATAGAAATGTTACAGATGCTGAACAACATGGAAAAGTGAAAGCAATAGGGTTAGACTTAAAAAGATCAGATACACCAAAATTTGTACAAGACTTTTTAAGTGATATATTACTAATGGTACTAACAGATAAAACAGAAACAGAAATAATAAAATTTATCCAAAGTTTTAGATTAGGATTCCGTGATCGTCCAGGTTGGGAAAAAGGTACACCGAAACGTGTAAACAATTTAACTGAATATGTTAAAAAGGAACAACGCCTAGGAAAAGCTAATATGCCAGGCCATGTAAGAGCATCTATGAATTGGAATAATGTTAAAAAAATGTATAAAGATCAGCATTCATTAGATATAATGGATGGTGCAAAAGTTATTGTATGTAGATTAAAAAACAATCCATTAGGATACACATCAATAGCATATCCTATAGATGAATTACGAATTCCACAATGGTTTAAAGAGTTATCTTTTGATAACGAAGGAATGGAAGAAGCGATAATTAATAAAAAACTAGATAACCTTATAGGTGTACTAGATTATGACTTAGGAGCATCAGAGCAAAACAATACGTTTTCAACTCTATTTGAATTTTAATGAAATTAGAAATTAAAAATAAATTTAATGATATAATACAAGAATTAAATTCTGTTGACTTAAACAAACTTGAAGATCATCAAAAAATATTAGAAGATATGCTAGAAAAAACACATACAGCAATTTCTATGCTACGTGATATAAATCCAAATATATTGTCTGCCACTAATATGCAATTAACAAATTCAAAGACAGCAGAATGGTTCGAATTAGATAGAAAAAACAAATTAGAACCTATTATACCACCTAAATTAAAAAATGAAATATTGTCAGTCTGTAATAATGAAAAAACTAATATGTTATCATGCCTTCTGTTAGGTTTAGGTAATGGTTATTGGATTGATCACTTATCAGCATTTGAACAAATACATACTGTTGATTTTTATCCACATCTTCCGGAAGAACTTAATAAGAGATATGAACCAAAATTTTTAGCACATATTATTCATTCTATGTTAGACGTTAATCATGGATACACTAATTTAGATTCAATACCAAACGATGAAGTTGGATATGTGTTTAGTTGGGATTTCTTACCATACTTTACTGTACCACAATTAGAAAAAATATTTACACAAATAAATGACAAACTTGTTAAAGGTGGTCGAGGACTTATACATTTTTCTAATGCAGATAACAAAAGTGATTTAGAATTAATTAAACAAGGATATTATGCATACAATGATCAAAAAACAATAACAAAACTTATATTTGATTGTACCAATTTTGATATTGAGCAAGTTCATACAGATACTCCAAATTGTTCTTACATACAGTTTAAAAAACCAGGTGATATAGATTGGAAGAAACAAGAATGGTGGCGTTACAATCTTATTACCAAACGTGATCCAGAAGTTAAAATTGAAAAACCAAAAGATTAAAAGTTGACTATAGATCTAAATAATGTTATTATTAATACAAACACCCTTATAAGGAATAGGCAATGAAAGACACATTATTAGACATAGTAAAGCACACACATACTTTAGGCTTTCTAAATCTGGTTAAGATTGTATCAGATAGTAAAGAAACAACAATCGAATCAATGGCAGATGACAGATCTGTTATTATGAAAGGAAAATTTCATAAACCAGTTGTTGGTATTGATGGTACATTTGGTATGCCACAGTTAAACAAGCTAGACATACTGTTAAAAGTACCTGAATACAAGGACAACGCAAAAATTACAGTTACCACTAGAGATAAAGACGGAGAAAAGTATCCAACAGGATTGCATTTTGAAAATGCAAATGGTGACTTTAAAAATGATTATAGGTTTATGAATGCTGAAATAATTGAAGAAAAACTTAAATCTGTTAAGTTTAGAGGTGTTACTTGGGATATAGAATTTGACCCAACAATGGCATCTGTTACGAGATTAAGTTATCAAGTTCAAGCAAACAGCGAAGAAACTTCATTTATTGCTAAAACTGATGGCACGGATTTGAAGTTTTATTTTGGAGACCATTCAACACATGCAGGAGAATTTATTTTCCAACCAAATGTTACAGGCATATTAGATAAAAATTGGGCATGGCCAGTTGCACAAGTCTTACAAATATTAAAGTTGGCAGAATCATCATCTTTAAAAATGCATTTATCAAATGAAGGTGCATTACAAATTACAGTTGACTCTGGCATTGGTGAGTATCAGTTTATCCTTCCTGCTCAAAGCAAGTAAGTGAACACAAATCTTACCGAAACTCAAAATGACTATGCCCGTTTCTTACCAGCGGTAAGTGGGTTTTATGCAACATTTATTGGCAAACAACGATTTGAAGAATATGTTGCACATAAACGTATTCCAAAAAACTTTGTTAATGATGTAGAAAGTTTAAACTTCTTAGACCCAAAAGCACAATTTTATTATAAGTGGTGTTTGTA